CTTATAATAAAGACAATCCGTTCTTTCAAGAAAAATTAGATAAGCTTTATGGAACTTCCAGGTAATTGTTACGCAATAAATCGAGGAAAATATACTGGGAAATTCATTGTATTTGTCAGAAAAAATGGCAGATACAATGAATTTCTTGTAATTCCCGGTTCTTTTAAAATTCTTATTTTGGATAAGAAAGATTTAGAAAAAGCAAAGGAAGAGACTATTCTTGATAAAGCTACAGATTTTGTAGTAGAGCCTTATATTACTTTTGTCGAGAAATTGCCAGACGAAGTATTTGAGGTTATTAAATTACAATTTTTAGAAACAGAAAAAAATAAAAAGAACTTTATAAACGATTTATTTGCTAATAGAAAATAATAATTTCACCATTAGTTATTAAGGATAATGTATAATAAATTTTATGAGAAATTCTACACAGAAGAACTTAATAATTGATGCTAATAATTTGTTGCATAGAGTTTTCCATGTTTCAAAAGTATTAGAAAAATCTACGCCAACTTCTCACATTTATCTATTTCTTAATTCTCTTAAATCTTTAGTTGAATTATTTTCTCCTAAAAAAGTTATTTGTGTATGGGATTATAGAAAAGAAGACTGCTATAATTTTAGAAAAATGCTAGATTCTGAGTACAAAGCTCAGCGGGATGAAATTAAGAATAAAGAAGTATATGAATATATGCCAGTAATTATGGAATTGTTGAATTCTTTGGGCATTATTCAAATCAATCCTATTAATTTAGAGGCGGATGATATTATTTTTTGGTTGGCGATGAAAAAATATCCTAACCAAAGTATTGTAGTTTCAACTGATACTGATTTTTATCAGTTAATTGGCTCAGATTTTCCAGGAAATATCATTTATAATCCTAAAAAGAAACAGTCTATAACTGAACTATATCTTAAAGATTATTATAATGTTAATAATGGTTTTGAATACATAATTTTCAAAGCTCTCAGGGGTGACCGAGCAGATAATATCAGCGGTATTAGGGGAATTAGGTCAACCAGGATTCAAGATATTATTTCTCTTCTTAAGATTGATTATGACATCGATTCTCTTAAGGATTCTTCCTTATTAAAGGAAGAAGAATTAGAAATCTTTAAACATAATTTAAAGATGATGAAATTTGATTATAATCTTATTTCTACCGAAGAGGAAGAGCACTATGAAAAATGTATTAGTGAAACACCTGAGGCGAATAAGGAAAATTTTACTCTTCTTATAAAAGAGCTTGAATTCTGGAACATTTACAGAAAAATTGACTATTGGTACTCTACTTTAGCTAATCGATTAGACATTACAGATGTTATTTCCTCCCTCTTCGACTTCGAAACAGAATAATGAACTCCCACAGGAGTATGTTATTAAGAAGTTTTTTGATTTAGGATATTTTGCTCAATATAATCAAGGGAATAATAATTATTCTTGTTCCTGCCCAATTTGTAGAGAAGGTGATACTGGAATAGGTAAAGTAAAACGTTGTTTTTATCTTCCGGATAAGAATTTAATTTATTGTCATCGATGTGGCTGGTCATCTCGCCCATTAAAATGGATTAAAGAAGTATCGGGAATGACTTCTTATGAGATTTTTGATGAAATAAGAAGTAATGATTACGATTATCTTGATTTAGGCGATGGTTATTTTGAAAATAAAGTTAAAGATATTATTGAAGAAATAGTTCCGGAGGATGATTCATTGCCCAAAGATCCTATCGATCTTTGTGATCCTCAACAAATAGGTTATTATCGAAATAATTTAGTTGTTAAGACTTGTTTACATTATTTGATTAATCGGAATCTTTATAAAGCAATTAATCGGCCAAAATCTTGGTTTACTTCATTAAAGGATAAGATTCATTACGGGAGATTGATTATTCCATATTATGATGAAAAGCAAAAGATAACATATTATCAATCTCGAGATGTAACAGGGGCTTCTAATATAAGATATTTGTCTAAATTAAACGGAATTAAATCTGTTTTTAACCTGGGAAACCTTGATTATAATAAAGAAAATTATTATATTTTTGAGGGGCCATTTGATTCTTGTTTTGTTAAGAATGGTTTAGCTATAGGAGGTATTACTACTTCTCGCACACTTTTTTCAGGTATTCAAGAAGAGCAATTAGATAAGATTTTATTATTAAATCGAATTTGGGTACTTGATTCTCAATATCAAGATGAGGCAGCTCGAGAAAAAAGTCGAATTTTATTAGAAGAAAATGAACAAGTTTTCCTTTGGCCAAAAGAGTATGGAGAAAAATATAAAGATTTTAATGATATTGCTATTGCAAAAAAGTTAAATGAAATTTCAGAATCTTTTATATTGGAAAATACTGTATCTGGTATTTCTGGCTTAATAAAACTGGCTCAGATAAAATAATGAA